CGCAGGAATACGTGGGGGTTGTGTCCACACGATACCCGCTGCCTGCCGACTCGGTGCCGGGGGCGCGTTTCCGCATCAGGTTCCGGTTCATGTCGGCGCGGGAGAAGATGGTGTAGCGGTCGGTCATCTTGGTGACCGGGATGACAGGGAAGACTTGGGACGCGACAAAAGCGTCGGCTTCCTGCATGTAGAGCAGGGATAGGTTGGTGAGTAACCCGTCTACGTGAACGTCACTAATTGTCGGCTGACCCATGTCAAATTCTCCTTAACCAAAATCGAATCCGAATCAAATACCAAATACCGCAAAAACCTTTACTAGACTCCCGCTGCGTTAGAAGGCAGCAACTCGACACCGATGATGCACACGGCGGCGGTTGAGGCGAGAGTTTCCATGGCTTTGGCCACTGCGGTGCCGGACGCCAACACCTTCAACGTGGAGCCAGTGTCCACTTCGAGCAATGTCACACCCGCTGTCAGAGCTTGGGAGGCGGAGATCGCGGCCTTGGTGATCCCGCGTGTGGCTATCTTCCCGGCCTTGCCCGCCTTCGGGTTGTCCAACATGATCCCGTCACAGGACTTGGCGGCATTGGCGAGCCCGACCTGCCCTGAGACGGAATTGCCAGTGTTGAAGGAGACGGCGAAGAATTGCTTCGCGCTCATGTCGGTATAGGCGATGGCGGTTAAGCCGGTGAATGCTTCATTCTCGCTGAAAGCCATGTTGTGATCTCCTTAACTGCAAACTAAAAATCAAATTCCTGCAAAACTGGTTACTGTCCGCCGACCGAGAGCCCCATCGCGGCAAACTGCGACCGGCAGATGGAGGCGTACTGACGGCGGTTGTTGGTGGTCAGCGCGGCGGTCTCCCGCATGTCGCGGGCCGCTTCGTAAAGGGCCGGGTTCTGGCGGATGGCAGCTTCAAAGGCAGCGGACGGCGGCAGGTCCTTGTTCTGGGCGACCGACACCCGCGCCTGCTGGAAGATTTTGAGGGCCGGGTTGTCGCCGCCGGCGGGCAGGCCGAAACTGGCGTCCACGGTAGATTCCATGGAGGCGCGGGCACGCTTGTCCATCAGGAACTTGCGGACCTGGGAGGCAGAGCGTCCGTCGAGGATGTACTTGGCGGCTTTCTCCGGGCAGCCGGCGAGGGTGCAGAGTTCGGCAATAGCCTGAGATTCGGCGCGGCCGTCAACAGTGATCTGTGTCACGTCGGCCCGTTTCCCTTTCTTGCTGCCCTTGCCTTTAGTAGCCTTCTTCTTGTCTTCGTCCTCTTCGTCGTCTTCATCCTCTTCGTCTTCCTTGTCATCTCCCTCGTCGTTTTCTTTGTCTTCTTTTTTGGCCGAGGCTTTCTTCTTGTCCTCGTCCTCGTCGTCTTCCTCGTCGTCTTCCTCTTCGTCCTCTTCCTTGCCCTTACCCTTCATGTAGCCATCGCCCTTCTTGCCACCTTTGGCCTCTTTCTTGTCATCGTCTTTTTCGTCGGGCTTGACGGCGTCTAGGTCGAGGATCTTAGCCATGGCAGAATCTCCTTCATCATCAGAGGAATTTTCATCCGCTACTTGCAAAGCGGCGAGGATGGAACTGGCTTGAGCAGCCAGAGGTTGGTTCTCAGTTTCGGCGGCGTAGGCCACTACGCCAGCAAGGTAAGTCTTGTAACTCTTCAGGGGCGAGGGCGTCTCGCCAGCATCTTCCAAATGGGCACTTAAATGTCGATACGTGCCCTTGCGGTCGGCACCTTTCAATACTGTGCCGGTGCGCCCGCCATTCAAGATCGCAATGCCGGATTGACAGCCCTTGATATTGGCGGCACCCACGTCGCCATTCGCCCCGACCTCGTGGTGGATGAACGTGTAACTGGCCTTAACCTTGGGGTCGCCATCCGGCTTCACGAACGCATATGCCGACCGGTAGTAGGCCGCATCCTTGCCTTTGCTAAGACGCTTCTTGTTCTCCGGCCCGTCCCAGGCAGCGGATGAGGTCTTCGTTTTGTGAGGCGGGATTGCAGGCATCACGTTATCAGCATCCTCTAACTCTTCACCAGTTTCCTGGCCATCTGCTGCTGCTTCTTGTGTGCTTGCCTTTAATCGGCCTTGGCCTTTACCGCGCCTTGAGCCTTTGTTACTACTTGTTGAAAGTAGACTATCACGATCCCCAGTCACTTGTCCAGTGATAGCGGCGATGGCGTCCTCGAAGGTGCCTACATAGTCGGCCAGCAGGGGGACGGCGGAGTCGGCGAATAACATGGCTGCTTCAAGGTCCCCGATCTCAGATTGCGACACGCCCCGGTTGCGGGCGGCGAGCGAGACGAACAAGCCATCCTGCCGGTCAACCTCTGCCTGCATGTCGGCCTCGGCGGATTTGGACAGAGGCTCGTGCGGATTGCCGTCTGTCTTCTTACGCCGGGATTTGACGTACTTATACGCCATCCCTTCTTTCTTGTCTGCCCCAGATTGGTCGGTGTGCAGGGCGAATACGCCGATGCTGCCGACGCCGGCGGTGCGGGTGAGCCAGATGTTATCGGCGCAGGAGGCGATAGCGTAGGCGGCGGAAGCGGCGCAGTTTTTGGCGACGGCGCAAGTCGGTTTCTGGCCACGGAGGGAGTAGAGGTGATCCGTCAAGTCAAAAAGTCCGTGCGTCGATCCGCCTGGGCTGTTGATACTAAACAAGATACCACGCACATCTGGGTCATCCATCGCGCAATCTACCGCCGCCCGGATGCCTTCGTAGGAACTACAACCAGATAAAGCGCTCAACCAACCGCCGGACTCCATCAACGTACCGACAATGTCAACAACGGCTATGCCGCTTTCGGTAAGTACGTAAGGCTTTTCATTGTCACCGGATTGCAGTTGCTTGGGAGCGTTCTGGTCCCAGGAGTAGAATTGACCATCAGCGGACAGAACGCCTGATTTAAGTAATTCGGCGAGGCCGTCTGTGTCAATGGCAAGCCGGGGACCTAGAGCGGATAAAACAGTCTCCGCATGAGACGGCAAGATTGCCAGCGGAGAGTTGAAAGCCAGTTGACTGAGATGTGCCAGATGAGACTTCATCTGAGCAGGATGGTAACACAAATCAAGTGGTCAACGATTTAGAAGACCATACCACAGCAAACCGTGACAAGCCTCAGCCCACCGGACCGGACCGTGCCACACCCAACCGGCGCACTGCCTTAGCGAGCCCTACCTGACCGAACCTTATCAAGTAACCGCTCTAGCTAAAGAGCGGCTGCCTCATAAAGTGCCCATACCTTATCCTGCCTTGCCAAGCCGATGCTTACCACACAACACCATTGCATACAGCACCATACCAAGGCCGACCGAGCCTCACCTTATCAGGTAACCATTCTCACCTTTGTAGGACCTACTAAAATGGTTGCCTCATAAGGCCCCTGCCGCACCAAGCCATAGAACACCACAACATACGGCACCCGACAATCACCGGAGCAAGCCAAACCGAGGCTTACCTAACCTGACCATACACTGTCGAACCTCACCATAGACTACCTCTGAAAATTAGCCCGCAAACTCTGTCGTGTTGTACCCAACCACCTGGAACCGCCCATAGGTCGGGCGAAAGTCACCTACCCCAACCAGTCGCCCGGACAACTGGATTACCTCATTCAGCAACGCAGGCGAGATGTACTCAGGCAGCAGGACGCCGAGAGAGACCTGCACCTTCCAGCCTTCGTTCATCGCAGGGCGGGCGCGGGTGATGGCGCTACGCTGGATGACGACCCGGCGGCGATCCACGTAATCCCAATCCTTGACCCCAAGCGAGCAGACTTCGTCCAGCACGGTGAGTCCGGCCTTGAACAGGTCCATGGCGGATTTGCGCGGAGAGCGCGGGTCCTGCTTGAACTTGGCTGCGTTGATGATCGACATGCGGAAATACTCGCCGGGGATCGCGAGATAGCCGTCCGCGTCCCGGTACACGTAGGTGTCGAGATCGTCTGTCTTCTTCGCCTTGCTGCCCTTAGCGGCTTTGGACTTAGCCTCAACCCCATCCACGCTCCATCGATGAAACAGGAGGGCGGAAGCGCCGACCACATCGATAGCGGCGATGTAAGGTTGTTCATAGTTGATAAGATTCTCAGCTTCGTTAGAAACGGGACTGAGAACGGTGACCTTTTGAGCGGCTGATTTTGCCATACCGTTAATACCTCTGGTATAGAAGGTAGCATGGGGTTGACAGTACTGTCAATACCTATTATACTTCTTATTACAGGCACGGTTTGCTACGGCAAGGCTGGGTCGGGATAGGTCGGGTGAGGCTAGGCAAGATTCGGCCCGGTTGTGCGAGGTTCGGTTAGGTTAGCTACGGTGGGGTTCGGTGCGGTTTGGTGAGGTACCTAAATACATGGAGCAAACAGTCAAAGAGGTTGGCGGCAAAAGTTTCCTGCATTTCCAGATCCCGCGCGTACTGCTGGAACGGGTGGATAACTGGCGCTTTGACCATCGGATTGAATCGCGGGCAGCGGCAGTGCTTAGGTTACTGGAGATCGCGTTGCCAAAACAGACAGAAGGCGGGAAGCGGCGTAGGACCTAAAACCAAATGAAAACCTTTCTAAGTTTGCTGCCCACATGCTTAGGCGGCTGGGTAATAGGAACTATAATCAGCGTACTTTCAATTCAGAAGATCACACGCACTTTTGTGATTGGTGAGTGTTGTGCGTTGCTATTAATTCTTGTGCTGCTCAGTATCGGCGCGAAGCTTATTGACAAGCAGTAACTCCTCCGGCAACTTGAGCATCGCCGACCGGACCTCAGCCATCCACACCCGCATGTAAGTCTCGGCCTCGGACATGAGCATGTACCGCTGGGCGTCCATCTAACTCGCCGCCTCCTGCTCCTCACCCGCTTCTTCCTCCTGCTCCTCAACCTGCTCCCCGCTTGGATCTCCTGGGGATGGGTTCACAGGATTGCTCTCACGCCCGATCAGCACCTTGCGTGGGTCTGTATCGTGTATCAGCCCTAGCTCATCGGCCCGCTTGTTATCAGCGGTGGTCTGGGCGTCGATGGTGGCTACGTCCTCACCCAACTCTGCCACAATAGCCTCCCGCGATGTGAACCCTGACCGGACTTGTTGCTGGGCGGCTTGGGCATCCTTCAGCGGATCAACCCAATCCCAGCGCGGGGTAGACCAGGCGATGTCCTCGTACTGGGACGGGTTGCTGGCGTAACCCGGTAGCGAGATGACTCCGGCAAACACCGCCTCGAATAGCCACCGGCATACGACTGGGTGGCAGAACTGGCGGATGATGATGTTGCGTTGGAACTGTTCGCACTTGCGGCGGAAGTCGAGCAGGCCAGCCCGGATGCTAGAGTAGTTCACGCCTTTAAGATCCCCAGTTAGCTGCTCGTACGTAGCTCCTACGCCAATGGCTAACTTGTGGAGTTCCACTGAGACGAAGGATTGGAAATCGTTCTCCTGCGGGAGGGGGGGGAATTTGACCGTCTCGCCAGGCAAGGTGTTGATGCAGGTCCCCGGCTCGAAATCGGCGTAGTTGGTCTGGGGGTTGGAGAAGTCGGAGGGCGGTCCATTCACCTGATCCACCGGCAATAGGTCCGGTCCATCAGGGGCGGGCTTCTCGAAGATGTAGGCGAACATCGTCTGGATCTTCTTCTTGACAAGGCTGGCGTCGGTGTACTGCTCCAGTTCGTAGAGCAGGGCGAGTACGTTGGTCATGTGCGGCTCACCCCGCAACTGGCCGGCGCGCTTGGGCTTGTAGACATGCAGCATGTCGACGGCGGGCACCCGCATGAACTGGATACCCTCCAGCGGGAAGAACATCGTCTCGCCGGGGTTCTCTTTGTAGAGCTGGTAGGCTACCCGACGCCCCCACTTGTCGAACTCGATGCCTACGCGAACGGTGTTACCGAGCGGCATCTGGATCATGCCATCGCTGCCGCCGCTAATGATGTTGCGGAAGATGGGGAGCTGTTCGGATTCGATAAGCTGTAGCTGGAGAGGGACACGCAAGTTCCAGGAGGGAGGTCGGACGTAGAAGCGGGACAGGACTTCGCCTGCTTCAAATACTTCACGGGCGGCAAGGCACTGGATACCGTAGAAGTCGAGCAGGCCAGCGGAATCGCAGGCGGAGGATTTGGCCCAACGCCCGAACTCCAACTCGACTTTGGCTTTAAGGACCGGGTCTTGGATGTTCCATCGCGGGCGGATGCCGTTGCCAATGACTTGGGACTCGAAGTTGTCGATAGCACTAGACGCCCATGGATTGTTGCGGACCAAGTCGCGGCAGCGGGCGACGATCAGGTCATGGGTAGACCACAGGCTCGTGGTAGGACCGAGGCGCGAAGGCTGAAATCCCCACATTCTGCGCCCGGTAGATCCGGCGTCATACGGGTTGCCGCCAGATGTAGCCCGGATGGTTGGCGTAGGACCTACAGCGGTCGGGCCATGGCCGGGGGCAATGAAGGAAGCGAGACGTGCACGCAGGCGACCAGCCAAAGATAGACGCTGGAGGCTAGTATCCATACGGCCACCCCTGGCCACATCCTCCGCCCCCAAACCCCTGCCGCGTGGAAATCCGTTGCTGGCGCACGACCTTGCCTGGGTTCAGGTAATTCCAGATCAGGTTGCGGGCGATCAGCATGTCGGCGGTCGAGCGATAGCGCACGGTGCGGTCCTGAAACCGGACCTCGCTTGCGCCGGACTTGATAGCCGCGTCGATAGTCAGCAGGTCGGCGTAGGTGAACTCGGGGACAGGGGTTGGCGGTGCGGCCATGACAAGATCATACCGCACCTAGCACCCGGCAACAGGCTAGCGGAAGAAGCGGCCTCGGATAGAACGGTTGAGGACGGAGGTTGGCTGGCCTTGTTGCTGGCGTAAAGCGGGGGAGGTGGTGGTGATGGCGGGTTGTGGCGGTTGCGGGACGGGCGGGGCGGGGGTAACGACAGGCGCTGCCTCCGCCCCTGGCGACGGGGACCGCACGATTAATGGTAACACGCCAAGGCTGGCTTCGAGTTTCTGCCAGCCGGACTCAGGCAGCCTGTCAATGCCGGCCAGCGCCGCCGCCGCCCGGTTATAGACTGCTAAATCGATCGGCTCATTCCTAGCCCCTCGCTTCTCATACACCACCCGCCCGTCCGGTTTCACGATCCGTACTTCGGCGGATAGCCCTTCAAAATAAGGCATGGCGTATTGCGGGAAGTGGTAGCAGCCGGGGACGGGGGAGCCGGACAATGTCCCGTCTGGGGATGGCTTCAATGCCCTAAGCGCGTCAAAGATTTCCTGCTTGGCGCAAATCGTGCCGATGCCGATGATGCGGACGCCCTGGCGCTTACGGGCCGCGTCTTCCTTAGACACTGACGATATGATACGGAGGGTGTCGGTGCTCACGCCTTTGGTAGGAACTACGGTGCGGACGGCGTAAGGGGTCAGGTTGCCAGTGGCTTGGTTGTAGTTGAGTTGGGGGTGGGTGCGGGCGAACTCGTAGACAGGCTTGGGGCGGGAGCCGGTGTCAATGCACATGATACGAATCGGGAGGGTGTGGCCGGACTCATGCGGCCAGTTACGGGCCAGGACTTCGGCGTCCAGCCGATCCCATAATTGCTTGGAAGAGACTGGCAAGAGTTCCCCGTCCTCCGACCGGCACTGGATCACGAGATAGGCGATGGACCAGTTCTCGCGGTTGCGGCCCCAAGCCTTCACCTCCACCTCAAGCCGGGGAGGGTTGTCCTGCACGTCCACGGCGGCGGTCAGGAATAAGCCACGGGCAGGAACGATTGCCTCATCCCCATGCGGGTACTCCTCCCGGCGGCTATATAAAAGCTCGTGGTCGGGCGTCTCTCCTTCATCTTGCCAGCCTTCGGCGAGGGACGTGTTGATAAACACCTGGAGCTTGTTGCGGTCGTGGCCCGCTTCGATGAACTCGGCGGCGAGGGAGGAGATGTTCTGGCGCGGCCAGGGGGAATACAAGTGGGAGATCCAGAAGCCGGCGATGCCGGTGAAGTCGGATTCGGCCCGCCACTGGGCGCGTTCACAGGCGGCATGACGCTGTAGGTCGGACCAGGGGGAGTCACAGTGCGGGCAGTAATACACTGCTGTGGTTGCCTGGAGCTTGGGGGCAAGGGAGGAATCCCACCGCACGCGATAGCCTTTGGCATCCCGCCACTTGAGAATCTGCCACTCGCCACAGGACCAGCACTGGACCCAGGGCTTGCGCTGGTCGCTAGCCGCATACCGGTCGAGAATGACGGAGCGGCCAGCCACGGTTGGAGAGCAGACATATACGCCCTTGGCGCGGCTGCCGTATGTAGCCATGCGCTTTTCCGCCAGCCCAATCGGGTTGCCTACCTTGAGATCCCCCTTGCTAGCGGAGAGCGGGTAGAGATCAACCTCGTCACAGAGCAGATAGCAGATGGAGCGGCGGGCGAGGTTGGAAGGGGAGATGGAGCCGACGATGGAGAGCGAGCCGCCGGGGAAGACCTTGCCGACGATGGTGTTTTTGCCGTCGTGGGTTGAGTCGGAGAGCAGGCCCCGGAGACAGGCATTGTCCCGGATCATCGGGCTGAGCCTTTCCTTGGAGAAGGTACGGGCATCATCGTCGTTGGGTTGCACGAGGAGGATGGGGGCGGGCTCGCAGACAATGACGTAAGCCAAAATACACTGTAAGGCTATTGTTTTCAGCATTTGTGTGGATGAACACACCACAATCTCTCTAACATTAGGGTCGGTGAAGGCATCAAACACTTCTCGCTGCCATCCAAACAACCGCATATTGCCAGTGCGAGCAGCATATTCAGAGGAGAGAGTGATGTTGGCTTCCACCCACTGGGACAAAGAGAGGCGTTCGGGCGGGAGCCAGAGTTGGCCGAATTCAGCAGCCAAGGAAGCTGTGGTGTGTACGGAGTGGAAATGGGGATGCTGGCTGGTGGCTGATGCTTCGGTGAGTTGCAAGAGGCGTAGGTCCTACAACTAAGCTATCACTGTAAGCTGATTCTCGCCTTTGAGAATCCAGCTATTCAAAAGCTGGCGAGGGGACGGTTCATCGCAGATACAGCCGAGGGAAGAGTCAAGTGGAAACGCTGTGTCTATGCCGTGAATCCTAAAGCCACCACGTCCGCACATGGAGTTCCCCGGATTCGGGATTAGGACGATGGCTGGCCCCAAATGTGGAAGTACTTGGATAGGGAGCATCGTGTAGATGCCTTGCGGCAAGGGTCCGTGGTTCGTGACGCACTGAGAGGCTGGGTCATTCTTCCATTGGCCATTGCCTGCATAAAGAGCGGGGGATGTACTCCCATCCGGCAGAGTGAAAAGTACTTTCGACTGGCTGTAGTAAATCATCGTTTCTTATCCCGCCTTCCCCGCGCCCACCGTCTATTATCATAGACAAAAAGCGATGCTGTCAATGATCAGTGACACCCGCGTCCTGTGCCTTTTCAGCCAGACTCGCCAGTGCGCGTATCGCCTCCTGAAACTCCGGGTCACCTTCCAGCTTCCGCATCAGCCGGTCACAGTTCTCGAAGGTTTCGAGCACTTTCTGGAACTCCGCGTATGGCATTACGACTGCGATTGGATCAGCGCCGATTTCAGGAGCAATGCCGACCGTTTCAGTGAGGACTGTGAGGTCGAGCGTCTTGATATCGGATACGGTGACCAGATCGAGGTTAGCGAAGGTCATCTGGTATCGAACCACTCGGAGCCCGCCAGCCATTCCTCGGCATGATGAAGCCCGACATCTTCGGGTCGGGCACGTATCCCTCAGTTTTGGCGAATCGCTTCGGGAATTCTCCGTGCCATTTTCCGGTGTGACATTCCGAGCACTTCGGTTCGAACTTCACGCCCGCGTCGTGAGCGTCCAACTGCTGCGTCCAGTATCCACTGATGGCTGTGTTGTCGATCGCGTCGCAGGATGAGCAAGCGAATAACGGAATTTGTCTACCCTACCTTTCCGTGTACCGGTGTGGCTGCTTCGAGGGCCGCTACACCCTTCACATACAGAGAACTATTGTGCCAGTCCACGAGCAGGGCGTCTTTCAGGTCCAAGAACCCACCAGGCTGCGCGGTTACGTGCGTCAGTCCGATGTTTTTGTACGCGAACGCTGGCGGAAGGTTAAAGGCTAAAAGCGGGACAGGATCTCCGTATACACCGGCCGCGTTTCTATAATTCCGCCATTCCACTTTTGACATGAACTGAAGGAACTGGTCGAATCCAGGAGCAGGCCCAGCCATGCCGACAACGCGGATCAGCGATGGATCAGGCTGGTATTCATCGAGCATGATTGCGCCGGCGAGCGCCGCACGCTGCGACCCGAGAGAATGGCCGCAGAATGTGGTCTTGACGGCCAAGTTGAGCAGCGGGACTATCTCCTCCATCACATTCGGCAGGCCGCAGAATGCACCCAGATGGATCGGCCCAAAGGTTTGGTGTTTGTACGGAGCAGGGTATGCTAAAAGATCCTGAATCCAGTTCTGAAGTTCGGTCGGCACGGTGCCTCTGAACACAACAATATTCTCATCCGGGTTGAGCAGGACCGCGCAGCAGATGCCGAAACCTTCTTCGGCGAAGTATTTTGTGAACCCGACAGGACCGACGTATATTTGGTGAGCGAGCTGGGCGATCTCAGAATCCTTGAGCATTATTTCCCCCAAGCGAACCCTACCCCAGCGAGCACTTCCGGCTTCGCCGGCCCAGCCGCTTTGGACTGCTGCACCACCACCTCAACCGTAAAACCGCTCGTCCAACGCAGGAACGCTCCGCCCCCGCCCTGGAACGATCCCGTGGTCGCCGTGCTGGATACCGCAGCGCCGGCCGTCGCCAGCCCAAGGATGTAGAGCGTCTTGTCGCCGATGTGGATGGTGCGGAGAATTGTTGCCAGGCCAGTGGTGGTCGATGTAGTTGGAGGCTTGCCCTTGACCGGAATCGCCATGTATTCCGTATAGCTGTAGATCGACTGGGACTGTGACAGCGGCAGGGCGAGAGCAGCCCATCCCGAGAAGTGTGGCGAGTCGGAGGTGCCGTATTGCGTGCCGAGGCCGGCCCAGTTTTGAAGCGGCGCACTTGCAGGCGCAGGCGGGGACTGAGCAAAGGCGTAGGAGGAGAGGAGGAGCAAGGAAGCGAGTTTCATGACCCAAGAATCTTCGTCGTTCCGGCCCAAGTGAACTGATCCAGCGGATAGTGCGAACGGCAAACAGCGCAGAATGTGCCATCGTAGAACTTCGGATCGCGAGCATATGTCTCAGCGAGATCTCGACTCATCATGGTAGTGCTGCCACATGCGCTGTGTCGGTAGGAATGCCGGACAGGACGCACGAAACCTTTGGCGCGTTCTTCAGGACAGAGCACCACGTAGTCCTTCTGCATACCGTCCGCACGCAGTTTGCGATGATCGTCCGTCTCAGGGTTGCCGCTCAACATGCAACGCTTGGAGCGATCAACCGGAATGGCTTCAGCCTTGGCGCGCTCGGTAACCTCGCGCTTTTCGCGCACATCGTTCTCAGCTATGGTGGCGTGCTTGCGGAGCAGGTCTGCCAAGTTTCGTGCCTGCGCGGGAGAAAACACAATATGACCGACGCCGTGTTCATCCGGCTTCAGATCAGGATGGTTGATAACCACCTCGCCGGATTCGTTGTAACCAACTTCGAGAAAGCCTTCTATCTTGTCCATAATCCTAATCCAGAAGCATTCCCATGATCTCGGCGGTCGGACGACTTTCGCGTTCAAGGCGATCATTCTCCGGTTTCATCTTGACAATGGCCCGTCTGAGAGTTTCTTCGCAGGCTTCCCGGCGAACCTGATCGCGTTCAACCTCCGTCGTGGCGTTCATCGGAATGAACCACTCAGGATGCTCGCGGCGATCCGTAAGTTCAATCTCACTGATCTTGGTCAGGTCAGCCATTGTGAACCTGCCCTATGCGCTCCTGAAGCGACCCGGTGCGCGGCGGTTCAGGACATGTGTGAACGTCCGGCGCGTGGAAGTTGCGGCAGTTCCCACAATACCAACCTGCCACAGATTGTGGCCGCCTCAGGCCGCGCTTGCCAACGTCCTTCAGATCGATCTCGCGCTGGCGTTCAAACGCATCGAACTCGCGCGGATCTATCTCGGACAAATCAAAGCTAAAACCGTCGAATATGCCACTCATCAGTTCACCACTCCTACCTTGATCGTCTCGACAGCATCGACCGGACCATCCCCACGCCACATCACTGTGAGCATCGGGAACTTCTCTTTCAGTTTCGCGATGTAGCGGTCGCCCTTGGAGCGATCCTCGCCGTCACGATCCACCATGAATCCGACGATCTTCTTGTGGTCTGCCGCACGATGCCCGATCAGATCGATGCGCTTGTCCTCTTCAAGATTGTGAAGATCGGCGAACGGTATCGGCTTCACTGCTTCCCCTTAAAACACACCGTAATCTGCGCTGCCCCTTCGCCCTTCCCGCTGATCGTCACCAAATACTGGTCGCTCCCTTGAATCGGGTTGAGGCTTCCATCCAGCTTCATGTTGAAGGTGGTGCATTCGGCGGGCGAGGGGAGCGGCTGGGTTGATGGAGGCCGGGAGCAGGCGGTTAGGAGACAGAAGAGGATTACCATAGCTCTTTTCATTTGCATTTCCCGTCGAAGGATAATGTGGCTATTTGATGCCCGTCATGTGGATTAACGGCTACCACTCGCGCGGCATATTCACTTCCCTCTGGGCGATGAGGATCGTACAGGCAGTCCCCAACCTTGTTGTCCGTCCACCAGGTAATCCAGATGGAACATGAGGCATTTTTTGGGCACGGAACACGCGCCCAAGAATAATCTGGCTTGGGCCGGGAGCAGCCCGAGAGGGCGAGGAGCAGAAGCGCCAGCGAGAGGGGGCGGGTCATACGGAGTTCCGACTCAATCCTTGCTCTTTCAGTTCGAGCAGAATTTCGCATAAGAGTACATTGGTTTGAGCGCCTACAACAGCGGCCGCACCCACTGTATTAACATCCATGCGATCTCGCGTCCTAATTGCCGCCTGTTTATAATCGATGATCTGCTCTCGCGTCATCCCGCCATCCTCCCTCTACCGCCTCTTCCTCCACCCCACCACCGCAATCCCACCCAAGCCCAGCGCCATCAAAGCCCATGTGCTAGGCTCCGGCACGTTGATCTTGCAGGTAGCGCAATCAGGAACTTCGGCGAAGGCGAGCGCGGCGAAAACGAACAGTGCGAGAAGTTTCATCGATTCCCTCTTTCTAAACTGATCAGGCGTGGCCCATTTCCGACGTTGGCAAAAGGGCATGGACCCAAGGCGCGGCTTCGAGTTTCGGAGACACATTGAATCGGAACCGCAAGTGTGGAAATTTCTCTGTCAGTTCCAGCTCTTTTTGGATAACCTTCTCAAACTTTGAAAACTCCAGATCGTCAAGCACGACATGCACGTTGAGGACGGACCCATCACGCCGTACGAATACATCAACCACGCCGTTCAGGGTTAATAGATCAATTATCACGCGATCCTCCAATATTCCCGCCAGCCTTGATTGCCAAACCTTAAATTCTATTCGTGCCTCACGGGTATTACCTTTCGATCCCGATCAGGTTCTTGATTCCACGACATGAGGACTAACAAACTAACGTTTACGGATGCCTCCGTGTCCAGCTCCGTCTTATCAAGGGAGGAACCATTCGGCCCATTAATTCCTGGCGCTTAATCCGGTCAGCGCTTGGCACGAAATTCAAACCCCTTCTTTACCTCCCGCCGCAAACCAGCACAACCATCCGAGCACCAGCCCTACAACGTGCATGGCCGCGAGGATCAGGCGATGGCGGATCGGCATATCAATTCGTCGGCGGAGCGCCGGCCCCCGGTACTGCTTCAGCCAGCGCCTTCAAGATCCAGGCGCACTGATTCGGCGTGAAACCGCCGCTACCGACAGGCGCGGGCGGCTCCAACCCTGGTTCCTCGATCTGGTATCCCATCAGCGTTTTGACCACCACTTCATTGCCGACAAGATTACGCTGCGGCACCGGCACGGTCGAGGTCGGCTGGCCGGCGCTGATGCCATCGACTGGAGCGGGACCGGGAATCCAATTAGGCGACCCGAGCAAGCTCCACGAGCCGTTCGTGCTCCACGATCCGTCCGCGTTGAGGCCGTGCGCGTTCTGCTGCGCGATTGCGGGTCCAGCCGGGATGTTCTGCCCGTTGAACGGAACAGCCCACTGGCGGCGCGTCTCGCCATTCGCGAGGAACCCAAGTTCTGGAGTCTGGTCCACAAGTTCTGCCGCCGTGACCGTCAAGCCCCACTCAGCAGCAAGTTTAATCGCATCCTCGGGCGACACCAGATAGACCGGATTGAATGGGCCGCCATTTGAGGTCGCTGGCGTCGGCGCGACCACATAATTTGGCAGCGGATTCAAGCCGGGGATGTTGACGCTCGCCGCTCGACTCGCAAACATCGAAAATTGCACGTACTTGCCGGTCGCCGGATTCCAGGAGTAATACACCGCAATATTCCCCGGCTCCGATGTGTCGGCGGTGGGGTCCTGCCAGAATTTCGCCGGGAGCGCCGGGTTCCAGTTCGGAGCCGGTGCGCCGGAAGCCGCAAGGAATGCAGCACGGATCGACGCAGCCTGTTGCGCTGGGGTTCCCGCAACGCCAGCCGAGAAGTCCGTGAAGGTATTGAGCGCCGAGAATGAAGCGTTCGGCGTGGTGATCTCGGGCGGGATATTAGGGCCGAAGATTTGTTGTAGGGTCATTTTGATGTTGTCTCCTCTGTTTCTGTTTTTTCTTGTGGCGTAAACACTTGCGTCGGCGTGTTCGTAGTGGTGTCGAGAGGAAACACCTTCTCCCATCCGCGCGTCCCGCCGTACCGCATACACAATGAACATCCGCAATCACGATTGTGGTTCATCGCGCGACCTCCTCTGTTTTATGTGCGCCTCTGGCGCGAGAAAGGGCCAAGTCCATTTTCATCCGCAACGTCGAGTCGTACACTCGGTCGCAATCCTTCATGCGGATCAGCCGCAATTCCTCGCGTGCCGCCTCCAGCGCCTCGACCAGTTCCTTGTTGACCGCGCGCTCGCGGGCAAGTTCGGCGTCGATCTCAACACGCCGCTGAAGATATTCGGAACCCAGTTGCTGGCCTTTAACTAGCCCTCTATCAATCCGACTCAACAAAATTCGTGCGTCGGTTAATTCATCTTCCTCTTTCGCACTCGGCGCAGGCAGGTAGCTGCGCTCTAGCACTTCCAACTCGTCCTGAATAAATGCACGCGCCGCCCGCAAGGTTTTGAGTAAGTCATTCTTGATGGAGCATTCATGAAACACGACGATCTCATTGTCGCCGACGCGCCGGTAAAGTTCCGTGCCGCCGCAACGCTTACAGCGAACGATCAATCCAGGATGTACGGATACGTGCTCCGCTAGGGCATTCAGTTCGTTCGCCATTTTACCGTTGCGCCTCGCTCGATGGGGAGGCTAACGCCTTAGCATACCGGTTTCTTGATTGCTCCTCAACGCTATTTGATTTGCCGGATGTCTGTGGAGCAAGCACCAGCCCGTCAATTAGGATCTTGAGCAAACGTGGTGCGATTTGTTTCATCTGCTGCCTATAACCCCATAGAGAGACAACGCGACGATCTGGGTCGTGCAATCTTTGGAAACGCTCGACAATCTCCAAATCCGTCATCCCTCCCCTCCCTCTTCCGCTGGTGGGTCGGCCAACCTTGGCTCCGCCGCATCATGTCTGTCGTAAATCAGCTTTCTCGATTCGTGATCGACACCCGCCAAGACAAGGGTGGCGATATTCGGTCCACCCAGGAACCATCGCCACCATCGAAGCTTGAATCGCAGCCAGCGCATCAATTCCTAGGCCGCATCCGCCTGAAACGTCACCGGGTACTCTTCGTTCTCCAGATCCTCGACGTTCGCGCCATTGTTGTTCGCGCCCTGAACGCCGGTTCCGGCCTCCTGCCCTTCGGAGAAGTAGTAATCCGCCAACGCCGCCGCGATCTGATCCATATTGTCCGCCAGAATCCGCATCGAGGTCGCCGTGTTGTCGGTCGCCGGATTCGGCGTAGCGCCCAGCGGAGCCGGTTTGAATGTGAAACTGGTCGGCTGGTTGTTCGCGTCCAGCACGCCGTAGTTCTGCACAGTCGCGGTGATCGCATTGCCCTGCGGGTCCAGCAGTTGGGTGCCATCGGCAGAAACCGGAGCCGGGGATGCGCCGTTGCAAATCGCGGCTTGCGCGGCCTTCGCCAGCGAACGCGCTTGTATAAATGTGGCAATGCCCGTAGGCAGCGAGAAGATCAGGGCCGGAATGGTCGGCGAGGTGGGTTGCATTGGTGTTCTCCTTTGGGTTCGGTCGAGTACGAAACTATGATAAGCGCGAATCGGGGATGGTGTCAAGCCCCTATCTCACTTTTCTATACGATTTCTATAGACGCGAATCGCGGAGTCGTGTTACGATTCGGACATGCGATCTAGACGCAAGGCATGGCGCTGCTTTCATTGCGATGAAGTATTTCGGTCCAGAAAAGCGGCTTGGGCGCATTTTGGGGATGATAGCTACTGCTCGAAAGAAGTTCCAGCCTGCATTGATCCACTCAGGCAGGACGAAAAGAAACGCATCACTGATCTGCGAGAGGCGCAGAAGTATGCACTTGATATGGAAAACGAGGCTAGGGAACATAGCGACCGGGCAGACGAGGTCGAAATGGAACTAGATGAATTTAAGGCGCTTACTAAGTGCAATAACTCCCACGAATTGAGGATGGCAATGGACTATGCCGAGGGCGAGCGATTAACCGCCAGAGCGTTGATCGAAGCGATTCGCGCGAAGGCTCCCGCGATCTACGCTGAGGTGATTCAGTGAAACTCCGCCAATTCCAAGCACGGCTCTCCGACTCCGAACTCGCCCGCTTCAAACGCTGGTGCAAAGCGCAAAAGCCCGCCCGCTCAATGGGAGCCCAGATACGCTACTGGATCGAGCACGCCCTGTCGGCGCGAAGGGGGACGAAATGAGTTTCGACATATTAAATAGATGGACGAACGCAGTGGTTTACCACAGCGAAGATTGTAGCGATATCAGCGCCGCTACCAAGGAAGGCTGACCAATGAAAGACCCCAAGGAAATCGCCGAATCACTAATAGAAGGAGGAGATAACTTCTATTTTGACATCGAGCCGGGAGAATGCGAATCACCCGACGATGGACTTTGCGATGTTTGCGTCAGGAAGCTGAAACACGCCATTGCCGCTGCCATCGAAGTGCGCGACAAAGAGCACGCCGAAGAAATCGCCGCATGGAAGGCGTTGGGAGCCGATACTCCAGGAGCGATGGCTGTCGTGCTCGATGCAGCACTAGAACGCGGCAAGATCACACTGGCTCAGCGCGATAAACTCGCCGAGGCGCTGCGGCCATTCGCTAAGATGGATCGTCCAGATTGCGAACTGGATGAGCTTGCTTGCAGTCGCGGGACAGCATCGGATAGAACGCTCATCGATTCACGTGATTTTAGACGGGCCGCAGAAGCCCTGGATGGAGTCAAGTCATGACCAACCCACCAGAACCTATCGAGCAGCCTCAGCTTTCTCAAGAGGAGTTACGACAATTGCGTTTGCTTTTGAAGAAGTCTGCCGATACCTGCCGTTGCGGACATAGCCGCGAAGCACATCGCGGAGAATACGAGATAACTTATTGTCGGAGGTGCAACTGTGATTCCTTCGGACGGTAAATTGACGCCAGAATCCACCGAGCAGCGGCTCGCGAGAATCGAAGCAGTCGCCCGCATAGCATGGATTGACGAGCACCTACGTGAGGATTTCATGTGGACTATCGCCGAACTCCGCGCGGCGCTCGCTCGCGAATCCTCCCTAGCCGAGGCGCTGCGGGACACTCGCTATCACGCCTGCGCCTCAACAGCTCGCACTTTTACCGGTAAAGTGCCGGAGATAAAATCATGATCAACCCGCCGGAACCCACCGAGCAGCCCCAGCTTTCTCGATGGCGCGTCGGCCATCACGTCCCAATCAATGTGTACGAGGGAGATCGCCCGGTATGCCAGTGCCACACCGCAACAGATGCTCTCCAGATTGTGAAGGCGTTGAACGGGCGGGCAAGTCTGGAATTCTCCCTCTCTGCTGTCATCTCCTGCGCAGGCACCGGCATCGAGCGCGGGGATCGGACGCTTGAGGATTGGCTCGCTCAGGTGTTGCAGGTTTTGGTGATGGGCAGAGACAACGCCGAGACCGAGCGTGATCGAGTGCGGGCGTTGGTCGGCGAATTGATAATCAGCAATGAACTCTTGACTGAGGCGGATAAGAAACGCGGACTTGAAATCGCGAAAGAGCTTGGGTTATTGGACGCCGCGCGCTCGAAAGGGAAACCATGAACTGCCGCCGAACCTTCTTCGCCGCGCTCGCTGCTTTCTCTGGGCTGATTGTGCTTGCGGGGTGCGCCAATAAGCCGAAGCCGATGACCACTGATGAACTTCTGGCTTGCGATCCTAGGTTTTCGGTAAAGCCCTTGCCGCCGCCGTACGTTAAGGACCTCCCGGATGGCGCTATCTTTTACGCCATGCTGTACGCGGATGAGCAGGGCCACTTGTCGGTATGTGACACGTGCGAAAGCAATTCACGACCTTATTTGGATGGAGTAGCGGGGAGATTCAGGAAGGTTCACAACGGAGCACTGATCGATTGCTCGGTGCCTACAAAAGCACACACAATGCACGGCGACCAGGGGCTTCCAATTCTCGGCACGTTCAAGGAACCAAAGCCGTGATAAAACTCATCTGCACCGGCTCCATCTTCGTTGGGCTTCTGATGGGGATTGGGGCGCTCGCATGGATATGCTCTATCACGCTGTCTGTTGTGTATTGGTGGGCTCCGAACTCTTGGGATTTGAATTTCCCAGATCAGCGCATGTTCCTTCCGATATGGCTGTTCATGCAGATCGTGCCCCCACTATTATTAATTGCACTTGTCTGTTTCATTTTATTTTTGGTGATGGTTGTGACGCATCAACTCTGGTGCGAAGCCGCCGCGATCTGCTCGAAGTTTAATCGAAAGGGGGAGTAGGATGACGCCGGATCAGATAGTTGCGCTATTCCGATTACTGGTAGAACTTCACTTTATGGGGGCTGATGGTCATCCACAAACTAGACGGAAATTGCTTGAGTTTCAGGCCAGCCTAGAGCAGTCTGACGCTGGAAGACAGGCTCTGGTGGTCATTCAGAGCCAAGGGCAACTAAAGCCATGACCCTCCTCCTCGTTGCGCTAGGGGCGGTGGTGGGACTGCTGGTGAGTCAAAACAGTAGGACCTACAAATTACCACCACCACTACCAGGTACTCACCATAGGTACTGTCGTCCGCATCCACTGCGGCGGTGGCCCAAGAGATCCATTCGTTACCACTTGCGGGCTGCAAAAGTACAAATATCCCGCCGTGTCTACCGCATATGCTCCGGTCGCTTGCGAAACCGACGTTCCGCTAGATGTGATGTTAGGGCATGGACCGGGGGCTGTAGGTGCCGTGACTTTATAGGTGAACTGGATGGAAAGGAACTGCGTCAGGCAAGTGGGTCCGTTGCAGACAAAAAACCCGCCCTCGGGGATAACCAGTGCGTAGGGAGTTCCCGGCCCCGGACCAGACCCCGACCCCGATGCCGCCGTCATCGTCCATGTCTTTGTACTAGTCGTTAACGTCACCGTAGCGTCGTAAGACAGACACGAAACTGCCATGACAGTGTAGGTGCCTAGCGCGGCGGTGGGGCTTATCACGGTTATCTGAGGAGCAGGACAGACTGCCGTAGTTGGCAATAACACAGAGGTTTGGGCGAATGCCGGGAGCGAAAGTGCCGTGAGCGAAAGCAGGATGAGTAACAACAATAATAGGGTAAGCTTCATTTTCCTTGCGTCTCCTTTTCCAGCCTGACGATCTCCCTCGCCACCTCAATCAGCTTTCGTTCTTTCTCAACAGACAATTCGCGGTAACGCTCAATCACCTGTTGCAGCTTCCAACGCTTTGTCCGTAACTGTAACAGCCTCTTATAACTGGGGCAACGTGCAATCTTGCGCTGTTCATAATCACGTTTTTTGGCGATCATGAATCGGCGGAAATCGGCGTCAACACGATAACGCCTGGTCCTGGCAGGGACAATTCGTACATTCCCCATGATCCACCATGCTGAGAAAGTTACTCAGAAAGTTACTGAGGCAGCGTGACGGCTGCAATAGCTGCCAAGGCAGTTTTGGCCTGAGCGTCAAGCGCCTGAAGATCCGATGCGTCGGCGGCCGAGAGTGTCGTTCCGCCTGAGCCGGCCTGGAGTTTGGCAATAGCAGCTTGCACAGAGGTGATAAAGGCCGCAAGCGCCGTGCCTAAAGCACTTTCATCAGTCTGCAAAGCCGCAATGATTGCGTTGGAAGAGGTAGCCATTTTCAAAATCTCCTTCTGATTTGCTTCAATTCTATCAAGTTGTGCTCTGAGTGTTGCAAACATCTGTAGAATTATCTGATCACCGCACCACCGGAAGCGATGCCCGTGAAAACTGTGCCAGTGGAGACGGCTCCGGCATTGATTGTAAGGCTATACGACATGCCGCTACTGAGGATTGAATTTGCATCCGTTGTTTTGACCGTGAAGGCAAACGTTCCGGTAGAGGCACAGGTCCCTGAAAGGACACCGCTCGATGATAGCGTGATAGAGCCAGAACAGACGGAGCCCGAGGTGATCGCGTAGGTGAGTGGGGCTGTACCTGCGCCTCCTGTGAGAGCTTGCGAGTAAGCCACGTTCTGTGTGCCTGCCGTGAGCGGAGAGGTTGGTGAGCAGCACGTCGGCACGGCGTTGACGACGATGCTCGTGGGCAGATTCGCCGAATTGCTCCCGCCGTCCGTGACGTTGATCTGCGGGGTGAATGTGCCCGTTCCCGACAATGTGCCCGTCAGCGAGCAGGTAGTGCCTGTTGTAGACCCGCATCCACTGAGGCCGGTGGGCAGAGAGCCGGTCACGGTCCATGTGAGCGTGCCTGCGCCGCAATTGTTGGCGGTGAATTGGATCGTGGTCCCCGAGAATACTTGGGTGTTGGTCCAAGGCCCTAAGGAGGTTGAGCTTATCGTGCAGGTGTTGACAGCGAGGCTGATCGATCCGCTAGTGCTCTCGAAATAGCAGGTATTGTCGCCCGCGACGACCGTGCAACTGGTCGGCGATGCTGATGGGGCTGTGATGTTGTACACGTTAGGCGTCAGACCCGCGATCAGATACTGTCCCGTGCCGCTGTGCGTGCTCGTGAACGCCAACGCGTTAATGGTGTTCCCGCCAGTGGCGAAAGCCGCTACTTTCGGCGTCGTCGCATCGGCGATCTGCACCACGCGCGCCGCTCCGGTCCCTGGCGTTATCAGGGTGAGCGCCGGCATCGATCCGCTGATGCCGTTGATCGGCTCGATGATGGTCATCCAATCGCCTGCCGTAGCCGCCGTGTTGCACGATGTTCCTGTGGTTGAGGCACAGATCCCCCAGCGCCAAGTGTAACCAGCCTGCCCCGTGTAGCTCCCGTTGGTATCTGAGGAGTTCTGCGTGTTGATGAAAATCGAGTTTGCTCCCGCGCTCGCGAGCACGGCCAGATTCATCTTCGCTGTCGATTGGGTATTGGAAAGCGTTCCAGCCGCGCGAGAGGCGCTGATAGCGGTAGATGCTGACGGTGTGCCAACCCCATTCAGATACGCGTGTTGGTATTCTCGGATCGCCGCGCCGGAGGCTCCCGTGATGGCCCCAGTCAGCGCAACATCAGTCCATTTCACGATGTAATCCTGGGAACCGGACTTCTTAAAATGGGTCACTTGCGTCTGGCATCGGCTCACGTTCGCAGCCGAGACGTACGCGAGCGAACAATCCACCATCCAGTATCCGTATCGACCCTGTGAATCTCCGGTCGGCGCGCCCCCGCCGACGCGAGGCATCGTCACAAACGACATCGCGGTGTTGTTATACGAGCCCCCCCCGGGCCAGTAGCTATTCGCTCCTCCCAATTCGATAACGCCGGAATTATACTCAGCTCCCAAGCCGTTGTTCGGCGCTGAGCCATATCCGCCAGCGGAATCACCGCCGAGCAGGAAGGTGTTTCGGTAGACCTGAAGCCCCGGCCCCACCTCTTCGCCCTGGTGGTCTATGTCCTGGTTGTTCGAAGTTCCACTGACCAGGAGCATCGTTCGGGTCGCGGTCCAGTCCGTTTGCGAGAGGGCATAGTTAAACGCGGCGTTTTGGACGCAGTTGGGGAACACCGCCACGCACGCCGAATACTGATTGGCATTAAACGCGTACTGAAGGGGAGCCGCCCCACTGGGGTTGGTCGATGTCTGCGCTGGATCAAGAAACACGTATTCGTACGGTAGGTAGATTCCACCGCCGTAGCCAGGAGATCCCCGGAAGGGCCACTGATTTCGGAGAAAGTAGTTGAGATAAGGCGCGTCCCCGGTGTTGCCATTCAGATAGAGACTTGTGAACATCGTGATGCCGGAATCATCTATGGTCTGTCCCGCCGCACCATCGCCCATCGATAACGCACTATCGTAATTCGACCCCCCTCCCGGTCCAATGTTCGGGATCGCCCTACGTAGGAACATGGATGGAGTCGCGGCGATGTAGGAGTCTCCAGTCACGTCAAGCGGAGAAGTTACCGAGTTCCTCATCATGAGCGCAATCGTAGCCGAGAGCCATGCCAGACGCTCATTTGTGTATACCCCTCCACCCGTATTGAATCCCGTGTAGGTGGAGATTACGTAAGGTCTCACGAGATCGTACCAATACTCCCACGCTTGTTCGAGCAGGAGACATCCGCGTGCGTCGTCTTCGCAGGTTGCGATGCCAACGGCGGTATAGCCCAGCAGTTTTGTGATAATTAAATTATTCCAAGCGTAGTTCTGCGGAGCCAGTCCTCCGTCTGGAGGATAGTCCGTCGTGCTCACCGAACCTCCATTCAGTGGAGAGGCGTCGTGGTGCTTCAAAAACCAAACGATGCCGCAATTCGTGCTGGTCCAGGCTGGGACGATGCTGTAGGCATACGTGCCGCTCCCGCCGTTGTTAGCGAAGCTGCCGGTGGTGATCGTGATGTGGGTGTCGTCCGTCACACTAACAACCTGGACATAAGGTCGTCCATTGCCTTGCTGATAGAGGATCATCCCAGCCACGAGTTGCTGCGTACTATTCCAATGAGTCCCCGTGCCGACAACCGCTGTGCTCCCGTTCGTGATCGTCATGGTCCCCACGCCCGATGTGACGGTTTGCTTCGTACAAGCCGTCGTACCGATCCCCCCCTGCGCTGGGAGGTTATCGTTCAACAGCAAGCTGAGGATTCTGGATTTTTGAGGGCTGGTGAGCGTGGATCGGACCGTGCTGTACGCCTGCATCATGTAGGGGAGATTCTCGGATGTAAAGTCCTGTTCATCGACGCGCCCATCGCAGTAATTTGAGGATTCATTGCATCCCGGCGTACCGACCATCTGATCAAGGTTGTTGATACCAAATTGAGCAGACGTGAGCGAGGTTGCATCCCCGACTGCTTGATAGTAAGAGGCCGTGTTGGCGGTGTTCGCCATGTAAAACTCGTCGGCTCCCCACTGCGTCGTCGTGCCTCCGGTGTTCCAGGAGGTCGTTGCGGAAACGAGAGCATTGTAAATAAAGTTGTTCGTATTCGCACGTCCGTTGCTGGCAGTGTTCGACATCGCAGTGGTAAGCGTTCCGCCGGAACCATCGAGAAAGACAATCGGGTCTGCCTTGGTTGTATAGGACTGTGCCTGCCGCACCATCCCCGTGTTCGCCGTGTAGGTTCCATTCCCCGCCACGTTTGTTCCCGCAGCGTCCACGAGATTGAAATGGGTCCCAGAGAGGCCGGATACTTTCCGCGCAAGCTGATTTGACGCCGCATTGACATTCGCCGCTGTATTGCCTTCGACCAGCGTGATCAGGATAAATTGCCCGTTGGCCAGGCCGCAATTGTTTGACGCGACCGTGATGACGATAGGCGTGGCGTTGGTAGCCCCGGTGACCGAGCACCAGCCGGTAGATGGCACCGGGCCGTAGAACGTACCTTGAGCGAATGCGGTGCAGGCGGTGAGTAATAATAGAGTGATGATCTTCATTTTAGTGCGATGATGGTACATGGTCCGGTAGAACTCAAACTGGCGTTCGCTGTCGCCTGATAAGCTCCGGTAGAAGTCACAGCTAAATCTTCAGTGAATGCTGCAAGGGTTGTTCCTGATCCGACTATGGGACGTAAGTTATAGCTGCCTCCAGCGGTAATCGTGGGGAAGCTCGAAGCCGTAACCGCACATACGCCCACTAGAAGCTCTTTTGCTACGGTCGTGGTTGACGTGGTTCCAGTCACGAGGCTTGTTGTCGCCACGTTGCCCGCTTCGGCTGGCGCAACATCCACGCTGGGCGTCCCCGTGGCTCCGGTATAAGAATTAAACAGGCATCCCATGTAGTTCACCGAGCTACTGACCGTACAGGTAAAATCCAGCGTAGTGGTCGTAGTGGAAGAGGTTGCTGTATAGCAAGCCAGCCTCGTTACCGTGCCCCAAGGACTTCCAGTCACCTGTGTGAATGTGTCTCCCGCAGAATCGCTCATGGTCGTGACCGTCGCCGTACTGTTATTGACCGGACAGGCGAGAATCAAATCGCCCGTTGTTACAGCTAAATTCCCGCTACCGCCACAACTGGCCCCTCCAGAGGTACAGCCCGTTGAGTTATGCCAGGATGGGTTGACGCCTCCGCCGCCCGTCGCGGGTTGCTGGATCGTCACTACCTGTTGAGCGATCTGAGGACCGGCGAAAAACAGATGCCCAAGAATGAATAAAAGTAGAGATTGAATGGTAGGCATGATTAGTTCGATGTCCACGTACCAAGGCCCGGAAAGACAGCCCAATGTGTCGAATCAATCGCGACAAAACAGGCACTGTCTCCCGCCGCTCCGCCAGAAGCAACACCGTGTGTCCCGCCGCCGCCTATGGTGTTGACGACGCCCTTGTTTATCACGTACGATCCGCTTGGCGGGTAGACGGTTAACACACCAATATTGACAACGCCGGTTGTCCCTGAGTTCTGAACGCAATACTGCTTTCCGGCAGCCGTCGCCGGTAGAGTGTAGGTCACGCCAGTGCCAGCCGTGCCCTCTTGGTTGAAGGTATACCCGCTGTTGTAGGTGGTTCCGAGATTGGCCGTGGTCCCCGTGGTAATCGTGACTGGCGCTTCCCCATCCACAATGCCAGTTGCCAATAGCGATGTTGCCGTGGCCGCGCCGAGCGCAGGAGTCGCATGGTCCGTCAAGTTGGCAAATGAAAACGTCGTCCACGCCCACTGGCTCACGTTCGAGGTTGGCGCAGGGAACAGCATGATCTGGTTTGCCGCTGGTACAGCATTCGGAGATTCCCCATACCAACTTGTTGTAATCGTCGCGGGTGCTGTGAAGCCCCAAGCGTTCGCGACAACCGTGCCGGGAGTGGCGCTATTCGGTAGCGAGATCATACCCGCCGCTGTGCTCGTGCTCGTGAACGCCTTCGCCGCGATCCCGCCTGTATCTGAGCACGTAACCGTATTGGCCGTGGTGATTCCGTCATCGCAGTTGGAGTTGGCAGCGGCTGACGCACTCGACGCCCTCATGATGTAGCCGTTTGTCAAGCCAGAAGTCCCGATGAGGGTGCTCGGAGCCGGAAACGTCCACGATCCTGTCGATGGGATCACGAAAGTCGGATTGAATGCGCCGCTGAAAATGAGGTTGCCCGAAAGCGTCACAGTGAAGCTGCCGTTGTTCACGCCAGTTCCGCCATACACTGGCGCGATGATCGTTCCATGCCACGCGCCGGTCGTCACCGTACCGCCAGAAGCAGCAATGCCTGAATCCGCACCATTCCCAGCCCCATCACCCTTAATCAAATTAGTAACGCTTGGGATGGTAGCCCCGCCCCCGCTGCTGGCCCCAGGCGGGAGGGATAACTGAGCGTAGGTCCTACATCCCAACAAGCAAACGAACAGGAATAGCCGCGCCAAATGCCAATGGAAATACCAATGACTGGAGTTATGGCGGCGGGGATGGTGGGGATGGTGGAGGAGACCCATGTCTGGCAGTATACCCCAAACCAAGAACCCCATAATCCCGGCTTGCTAGCCCCCAAATTCCTTCAACTTGCCTAGCGCTTGCCTGATCTCCTGGTCCAGCAACTGGCGGCACTCGCCCGCCCCCATCGCACCCAACCGATCACACAATTCCGACGGCAGCCTTAGCAACTGGTTCCGCGCATCGACAATCATCCCAGCCACGTACTGGCGCACAGTCTCAAATTCCACCACCAGCCCTTGCCGCTCCGCCACCAGCATCTCTTCCTTCTGGGCTTTGGCGAGAGCGAACCGGCGCTCAGCCTCCGACCGGTCCACGGACTGGCCATTCGTGTGAGCTGACCCGTTACTGAACCCGTTTGCCTGGGCAACCTGCTCTGGCTTCGGCTGGAACACGGTTGCGAGCGTAGGTGCTACAGAGACAGGGGTAGGGGGCTTGGGGATGAAGATGCGGCTGGGGGTGTAGCCAGACACCTTTGCCACTCGCGCTGCCTGCTTACCCTGTGCCATCCCGTTCTTTTTCCGGTTAGGGTCCGACAACGCAGCCCGGATCTGAGCCACTGTCTCCCCTTTATCCAGCCGCCGCGTGATCGCGGGCGGAGTTACGCCTAATTCCCGCGCCAGTTGTGAAGCGTTGCCCTCTCGCCGTATTCCCATAACCAACAGAATAACAGCATAACTCCTCCATAACTCCGCCACAGTCTGGTTTGTAGCACAGACTAGTCTTTAAAATAGTCCGAACTTCAGTCAACAGGCGTTCTCGCGCAGTGGTTCAACC